TATGCAAGGTGACGAGAAGGCTTGGGGGATTATGGAACGGTACAATAAACAAGATGTACGTTTGTTGCCTAAGCTGTACCGGAAGCTTTTACCGTGGATTAAGAATCATCCTAATCATGCCTTGTTTTCTGATACTACCCGTCCTGTATGTCCTAACTGTGGTTCAACACATATTCAAAAGAAGGGTATTGAGACAACAGCTACAATGCAGTATCAACGTTATCGTTGTGCCGATTGTGGAACACCAATCAGGGGTAGGGTAAATGTTATGAGTAGTGATAAGAAGGCTGCGGTGCTTGTGCAGAGTAAACTATGAGTCTTACGCTGGAAGAGAAAATAAGATTAGTTGCTGATCGTTATAATCCAGAGGAAATATGTGATGCTTTGCAGATAACTTCTGAGCAATTATTAGATCAGTTTGGCGACTTACTCGATGTTTACTGGTATAAGTTTCAAGATATCGAGATAGAAATGGAGGAAAATATGGATGGCTATTGATAATAATGCAGATAAAGATAAGCAAGTGCAGTTGCAGTGGCCTGCCCCTAGAGATTGGCCAGAGGCGCGTATGGATGTTGTAGGGCAGAACGGTAACTCTGGGGAACACTATGAAGCAGATGTTCCTCCAAAGGCTGATTGCGACGAGGGGTGTTGATATGCCCACATACAGTTATCGATGTTTAGACTGTGGCTATGAGTTTGACGAGGTTCAACGCATTACTGATGAAACTTTGGTACAGTGTCCACATTGTTTAGAGCTTTCCTTACAACGTGTTATAACTACTACTAATAAGCCCATCCTCCGTGGTAGTGGATGGCCGGATAAGGAGCATAGGTAATGCCTACTGAGACACATATACACCTGAAAGATCATGATGTTATTAATCCAAGTCATTACAGGCAAGGTAATATTGAAGTAATAGATTTCATCTTAGATCAAGACATGGACTATCTTGAAGGCAATATAATTAAGTATGTATCACGGTACAAGTACAAGAATGGCATGGAAGATTTACGAAAAGCTAAATGGTATCTTGAGAAACTGATTGAGCAGACATTGGGGAAATGATGAACGATTATCAAACATATATCCACAAGAGTAGATATGCCCGGTGGCGTGATGATCTCGGACGAAGAGAGGCATGGGAAGAAACGGTTGACAGGTACTGTGACTTCTTCCATGATAAACTGGACGTAGACCGAGCAGAAATACGTGATGCTATTATTGATTTGGAAGTAATGCCCTCTATGCGTTGCCTTATGACAGCAGGGGAAGCTTTGGAGCGTGACAACGTAGCTGGTTATAACTGCTCTTATCTTGCTGTTGATAACATCAAGGCATTTGACGAGGCTATGTTCATTCTAATGAATGGAACTGGCGTAGGTTTTTCTGTAGAGCGTCAGTACGTACAGAAACTTCCAGAAGTAGCAGAGGAATTCCATGACACAGATACCATCATTACTGTTGCAGATTCTAAGATCGGTTGGGCTAAAGCCTATAGGGAATTCATCAGCCTTTTGTATAGTGGTCAAATCCCCAAGTGGGACGTATCTAAGGTTCGCCCAGCAGGGGCAAAACTCAAGACGTTTGGAGGAAGAGCGTCAGGGCCAGAACCACTGGTAGACTTGTTTGAATTTTCTATCGAGGTGTTTAAAAATGCAAAAGGAAGAAAACTCACATCAATCGAGTGTCACGACCTTATGTGTAAGATTGCTGATATTGTCGTGGTTGGCGGCGTTCGTCGCAGTGCTCTCATCAGTCTTAGTAATCTCACTGACGATCGGATGCGTGTAGCCAAGAGTGGTCAATGGTGGGATGAGAATCCTCAACGAGCTTTAGCAAATAACTCTGTCTGTTACACTGAAAAACCAGACATAGGCATCTTCATGAAAGAGTGGGAGGCACTGTATGCCAGCAAATCCGGAGAACGAGGAATATTCAGTAGAGATGCAAGCAGACGAGTTGCGGAGAGAAATGGCAGACGTGATAGCGGGTATGATTTTGGAACAAACCCGTGCTCGGAAATTATTCTCCGCAGTAAGCAATTCTGTAACCTCACAGAAGTCGTTGTACGAAGCAGTGATACCTTTGAAGATCTCAAAAGAAAGGTACGTTTTGCTACTATCCTTGGAACTCTTCAATCAACCCTTACTGACTTCCGGTATCTAAGTAAGAAGTGGAAGGATAATACAGAAGAAGAGAGACTGTTGGGTGTGAGTCTGACAGGTATTATGGATCATCCTGTGTTGAGTGGTCAAGTTGGAGACACTATTTGGGGAGATATCGAAGGTAAAGATTTACCCGTAATTCTAAGAGAACTTAAGGAGGTAGCTGTTGAAACAAACAAAGAGTGGGCCGCTAAGTTGGGCATACAACAAAGTACAGCAATTACTTGTGTTAAGCCTTCTGGTACTGTTAGTCAGCTTGTTGATAGTGCCAGTGGTATCCACCCTCGTTATAGCAATTACTATATTCGGACTGTCCGTACTGACAAGAAAGATCCTCTCTACTCTTTTCTTAAGGAACAGGGTGTACCAGTAGAGGATGCTATAGGCAAAGAGAATAGCACAGCCATCTTTAGTTTTCCAATGAAAGCCCCTGATGGTAGTGTTATGCGTGATGATAGGAGTGCTATCGAGCAGTTAGAGTTGTGGAAGGTGTACGCTGAACACTGGTGTGAACATAAACCAAGTATTACAGTGTATGTAAAAGAACATGAATGGATGAAAGTAGGAGCGTGGGTCTATGAAAACTTTGATATATGTAGCGGTATTTCATTCCTTCCCCACTCTGATCACACTTACAAGCAAGCTCCCTATCAAGAGATCGATGAAGCTACGTATAATGATTTGGTTAGCAGACACCCTGATATCCAGTGGGAGGAACTTGAAAGATATGAAAAAGAAGATATGACAACAGGTAGTCAGGAGTATGCTTGTGCAGGAGGTGCTTGCGAAATACTTTAAGTAAACTGTGTAGTGAAAAGAATAGCCCCCTAAGAATATCTAGGGGGCTTTTTTTTTTATCAATCTTCTATATAATTTTTATACATATCCTTGACAAGCTTGCCGCCTATAGGTGCATACTTGGTAGATGGTATGTAGTCAAGCAAGCCTTCTGGCTCACCTTTCTTATATGCCCTGTATCCGATATCAAGCAATGCCCCCGGAGGTGCTATGTAATCAATCAATGCACGTGCTGGGCCTTCCTTAGAAGCAGACTCCAGCATATATTTATTGCCACCAACCAAAGATAATAAGTTATCCACAGCATGATCTTCTGGCGAAAACTCTTTACCACGAATTACATCTTTCAACACATCGATGCTGGTATTGGCAGCAATGAAAAGCATTGAAAAGTGTGCCAAACGAGTTGCAGCGGTTGTTTTATTTGGAGCCTCTGTAACCATTCTTCGCATATAGTCAAGTTGCTTAATAGTAAAAGAACGTAGCATGTATAATACACGAAGTTTAGGGTCTTTATTAAACAGAAGTGGCATTTCACTTTTTGCAATAGGCTGTACATCAGCAATCTCATGCCATAAGATTTCACGCACCTTATCAGGAATTCGATTAGCTTTTACATCGGCATTGGTGAGGTTTTGAAGCTGCCTTGTAACATCTTCCAATTCCTTTTCATCGAAGTAGCCTCCCCACTTCTTTTTAAACTTTTCCATATCCTTTGGTTTGCCAGATAGAACCTGCTTCTTATAAAATTTTAGAGCGGCGTTTAGATAGGTTTCTTTACCTAACCTATCAATGCGATCAAACCCAGACCACTTTAATGCTCTGTCTAAAGTACGAGCAGTACGGCTAGGATTTGCTACCAAGTCTTCAGCAATATTTAGCAAACCGAGGGTTTCTTTTTTAACTAACTTTTCTCCAAAGAGTGCCTTAGCCGCGTTTAGATAACCATACTTGTGCATAGAGAATGCCAAGTCTCCAATCTGTGTCATAGCAGATATTGGATTGCCTAACAAAACAGTATTGGTAAGGTTACGAAATGTCTGAAAACCCTTTGACATAGCAGCTTCACCAGAACCAAATCTAGCTTTGATAATCTCCAAAGCCTTCTGCTGGTCTTTAGGACTTAAGTCTAGAAGATTTTTATCAACAACCTTGCTTGCAGATTTGTGAAGGTCGTAGCCAAACTTATCAGGCTTACTTCTGTAACCAAGCGTCTTAAAAACTTACGCATTTCAATATCATCAATAGTAGTACGCATGTATGTTACCAGAGCTTCCTGTGGAGAAGCATAATAAGGTAACAACTCATCATCAATTTCTTGACGATAAGTACGTTTCTGT